AAGAATCTTGTCCGAGTTCTCAGAGAAATACTCCTCCCTCAGAAACGGAAGGACACGCCGCACATACTCTTCGTTGGTCATCAGGTTGCGAAGAACAACCATCTCAATTCTTTCATTCATGTATAAATTTCACCTTTCAAACAACCACAAATCCTCATAATTCCCATTTCGCGTCTTCATGGATTGCCTACTGCCAGAGATAGCACTCCATTTGATCCTGTAATGCCCTAAACTATTTAGATGGCACTCCGCAATTCTTTTCATGTCATCGGATATGTTTGTCATCATTTTATTTTTGTTCACATAGTTGCTTATGACAAAACCGAATCTTGCTCTTTTTTTCATCACCTTGCAGCAAATCTTCACGGTGTCTTCCCAATAGCACTTCAACCATTCCGAATAGTCTGGATAATTGGTGAAACTTTGGTTCTCGCTGTCATAGATCTCAAGGTCAAAATATGGTGGACTGAAAAGAACCGCATCCACCTTGTCCTTGTATTTTTCTACGAAATCTTCCCCCAATTTTTCACTGGGACAACAATACAAATCAACCGTCTTCTCGTTTTGATAAAGAAGATTTTTTTGGTTAGCTTCCCAAAGTCCATGAAGGTCTTTTCCATTTTCAACGACCGAAGGAATCACATCAGTCGATATGAAATGTTTCCAGTTTTGGGAACTGTAAAAAGCGAATTGATAGGAATTCCATCCCATGACAGGAGCAAACAAAACTTCCCCCAAGAACAACTTGTTCAATATCGAAAGATATGTCACGGGATTGAATACACTAGGTCTGTTAGCACCTATCATAAAATCCAACCAAAACCTGTCATACCCATCGAACTCGCATATGTGATCAAAAAACGCAGGACTGACCAGACTGTTTCGAATATGAAACCTTTCGAACATCACCTTCATCAATCCGATAACATATTCACTATCATTCGAGTATAATTTTTTTGTGTTGTAGAAAGTCTTGAAGTTTACATTTTTACACACTCTTCCATACTTGGAATATTTGTTTCCTTCAAATGTATCCCCACTCAAGACATCCACCGATGGAAGATGGAAATATTCTTCCATTGGTTTCCTCAATTCAACGTATTTAGAAAACCAATGTTTCAACGACTCTTCTCTATTCGTTACCAATATCGCATACAAGTTTAGTAGATAAGATTCGATCCTTTCTTTTCTATCGTCTTTCTTGGAAACCTTGTCCAAAAAGGTATTGATGTCCGAACGAACCTTGAACTCTCCACTCGTATCGCTTATATCCAACACCGAGAGTTTCTTTGAGAACTCCTCGAATGAAACCTTTTTTGGCAAATCAAATAAAGAAAGAAAAGAGTCAAAGTCACATTTCATACAAAAAGACTCTCCAATGTCTGTTCGCGATCCATGCGCCAACCGATCTTCTCGACTATACTGTTTAGAGGGTCGAGAAAGGATTTCTCGAACTGAAGATCATAATCCACATAAGAATCCAGTCCAAGTTCTGAAGGCAGGGAAGACGGGAAGGATATGACCTTCTCGCGAAGTGGGTTCGGTTCCTTCAGATAAAGAAACTTGATCTTGTCTCCCTCCATGATCAACCGATACTTGCGATTCAGTTTTTTCTTCATAAGTTCGTTATTGTAGAGAAGAGATCCCTTGACGGCGATCGGGGTTCCCTTGGCGTAGATGTCCTTCTCTCCCGAGTATTTGTCAAGACCATTGCAGGATCGAGGAAACGCAACTTCAGAGATTGGCAGTTTTCGGAATTCACGACGAAACTCCTCGATGAAATCCACCAACTTGTCGTTGTCTTCCCGCAGAATAATCCCGATGGCCTTCTTCAACTTTTCACGAACGACCATCGGAGTTGAAGATCGTGTGGTCTCAATTCCCATGATCTTCATTTTGGGTTCGGAGTAACGAACACCTTCGCTGTCCCACACGTTGAGCATGTATCGTTTCTTCGCGGTCCAAATTCCTCGGTCTGCGATGACCTCCCGTTCCATGATCATTCGGTTTTCGTATGCGTTCATGGTCTGAGTGAGTTCTTCGAACTTTTGGTTGATGAATGGTTGAATCACCTTTTCACAACTCTTGTTTAGGAAGTCGATGATCTTGCTCTTGTCCGTCTCGTTAGGAAGAACCTTGCGAACAAGATTTCCAAGACGAAGATAAACAGAGTCGGTGTCACTTGCGACCACATAGTCGTATCCTTGCGTCTTCATCTGCTTGTTGAGGAATTCGTTGAGACAATTCATAATCCAACGAATACTCAACTGACCCGAAAGAGTGATTGACTCTGCGAGTTCGCGAGAATAAAAACGGAACCACTTGTTTCCGATTGAGCCGTAGCAGGAATTCAAGCAGACCTTTCGGACCAACTGAAAGTTGTGATACTTGGAGACTTCGTTCTCATACTTCGGATCTTTGGTCTTCTCAAGCATCGTCTTCGCTTCAATCATCTTCTTCTTGTAGAACTTTCGTTCTTCATACATCTTCGCCATGAGTTCACCCAAGAATCCCTGCGAGTCCTTGCGGAATTTCACTCCTGTTGCTGCGATGGAAAGTCCAGTGTCCTTCGCCTCTTGAATGATTCCCATCGTCCCCTCTTCCTTCGTGAGAATGTTGTCAACATCCAAGGACTGGCCGTGAATCATCTTCTCGGGGGAGATGTTGTAGTGAATGATGAGACTTGGATAAAGTGAAGACAAATCGAAAGACACCACCCAATCGTGCTCACCGACGATTGGGTCTTTCACATAAGCACCGGCATACTGTTCGTCATCGTCGTTCGTCCGATTCTTCTTGTTCGGAACAACGATTCCCTTGCTCATAAGATGGTGATAGATGATCGCATCCCAAGTTCGAACCTGAGAGAAGATGTCTTCGTGGTTCACTTTTGCCGAGTAGGACAGAGCGAAACACAATTCCATGAGTCGCATCTTCTCCTCCAACTTCTGAACGAGACGAACGTCTTGGATGTTGTATTCGATGAACTTTTGAAAGTTCTTCTTGTAGAACTCGGACATACTCTCATACTCTGCGTAGGAGTGTTTCTTTTCTCCAAGTTCCACGAATGAGATGTGATCCAAACTGTAGGATTCTTGGTTCACATAAGTGAACGTGCGATACAGTTCAAGGTAATCGATACATGAAATGCCGACGAGGCGATAGGTGATCTCCTTCTTGTTCATGCGATGGACGATTCTCTCTCGCACCTTGCCCCAAGGAGACAACCTCTTCGCATCGTCTTCACCCATGACGCGAGAGATTCGATTGTAGAGATAGGGAATATCAAAGAACTTGATGTTCCACCCCGTCAATACAGATGGTGATGCTTCGTTCCAAAACTTCAGGAACTTTTCGAACATGTCCTGTTCATTTTCACAGATGTAGGGAATTACATTACTTTCTTTAGTCTTGAAATCTTCATGGACGAAGACATGAAAGTCACCTCGGAAGTAAACCGTGATCGCGTTCACAGTCTCGGTTGGATTGTGTGTGTTCGGAAATCCATTTTCGCAAGTGGTCTCAATGTCGAGGTATGCGATGTCGATGAACTTCTGATCGTAGTCCACCTCATTGGGAAATCTCTCTCCGATGTATTGAAACACGAAGTCGGTGATTCCATAAACTTCAAAGTTGGAAACTGAAGCATACTCATCGACGAAATCACGACATTCGGTGATCTCGTTGAAAGGGATTTCTTCAAGAGACCTGCCGTCGAGAGTTCGGAACGGAGTTCGGTTCTTGGAAGGAGTGAAAAGTCTAGGAGCAAACTTCTCCTTGCGTTTCACTTTGTTTCCGTTTTCAATCCCTCGGTATAGAATGTAGTTTCCACTAATCTCTACGTTGGTATAAAAGTTCATTCTGAATTCTTACTCTCCACATATCCACTGAACAGGACGCAATAATTGATGATGTCAAGAAGGGCATCACGATAACCTTCGTTGTCAACGACAAGTTTACCAGCAGTTGCGAACGTGCTCAAGCGAGAAACCTTGTCCACGATCCGCACAAGAAATCCCTGCTCTGTAGAGCAGACACCCATTGCTTCCGTTCGTTCAAAATTTGCGAATGGTGTCTCTCCAGAATCACCAGCATAATCGTGATTTTTCTTTTTCATTATCTGGAGTGCTTCTTGGCACAAATCTTCATGATGTTTTAGCAATTCTTCTCTGTTCATTAAGAAACTCCTGTGGAACCGAATCCGCCTTTTCTATCGGTCTTCTGACGAATCGGTGTTTTTGATTCTGTAAAGACTACAGATTCCAAAGTCACAATTTCCCCTTGAGCATACCTCTCTCCATGAATAATATCAACGTAGGTTTTTGAGGTGTTGTGCAATGGAATCATGACCTCTTCCGTGTAATCGGAATCAATTATACCTTCGGAATTGATGAGTGTCAACCCAAACTTCAGAGAAGTTCCAGATCTAGGATGAAGACGAACAGAGTAACCTTCAGGAATATCCATCACGATTCCCGTGGGAATCAACGCACGATACCCAGGAGGAAGAATTATCTTTCCGTCCGAAACTTGAATTTCCTTTTTGGTGTTATCCGACGAATATGCGACAACAGTTTCTTTGTGAAAGAAACATCGCAAGTCAAAGCAAGCAGATTGTCGTGTCGCGAAAGTCGGGAGTTCTACATTTTCATTCATTCTATAAAAATACATTCCACTCATTCACATCTCCTATAAATTCACTCTTCCTTGGGACCGAACTTTCTTCCTATGTTGTATTTAGGAACCAGTTCCCAATTTTTCTTTTCTGCGTAAGGAAGAATCTTCATGTATGAGAGAGGCACCACGGGTTCCTCAGTCGTCTTGGGATTCACGATCTTGATGAGTCCCCATTCCGAAAGAAGATTCGCGATAGTGTTCCTTCTCGCGACATCCTGCTCTTCCAATTTATCCGCGAGTCCGTCCAAGGCGAAAAGTTCCTTGAAGTGGACGATGTAGTATTTGCCTTTCTTGTGAAGGATGTGGCAACTCTGATAGAGTTTGTTTTCCTTCTTTGATGATATTCCGATTCTGGTCAGTGTTTCCTTGACCTTGAGAAAATTCTCCGAGTCCGTGAGTTCAACCTCAACGAACGTCTTAACTAGTTCGTCTGTATTCATTTTCAACTCCTAATATAAACATGATAAAATTCATGTTATTTGTGGCAAGGAGTATTTATAAAAAATGAATCTCTGAATATGTCATAGCGCGTCAATTTCGGGGTATTCGGTCTTCATTCGTTCCACCACCTTCTCGGGAAGAATGTTCGCGATCTCTTCCGCCTTGGACTTACTACATTCAAAGAACTTGGAGAGAAAAACGATGGACGAGTTCTCGGTCTTGGTGATCCACTTGGAAAATCTCTTTCCTTTTCTCGTCGCATGATAGAGATAATCGTGTTGTAACCTCTTGTCTAGAAAGTGGTTACAGTTCATCTCGTTTGCGTAAAGAATGGTGTCGGGAAAGTAGGAGAGACTGCGATTCGTCAGAAATGGTTCGTAGTGCTTCTCGTTGTCGGGGTTGTCTTCAATTGGATTTGATGTCTTGAAATTGATGGACTTCACAAAATCAAATGGATTCATCTCAACACACCCAACCTTTCTTTGATGATGGATACATATTCAGAATTCAATTCTATGCCAACAGCGTCTCTTCCTAACTTGGATGCTACCAAAAGTGTGGTCCCACTACCAGCAAAAGGATCTAAAACCACACCACCAATCGGACACCCAGCTTTTATACAAGGTTCAACTAAATCTTGAGGCATGACAGCAAAATGTGCTCCCTTGAATGGTTTGGTAGTCACTGTCCACACAGATCTCTTATTTCTAAATGGAATTCCGTTTGGATAGGCATAAGCAAGTGATTTACCTCCCCGATTTGTCATTTTTCCTGTGACCTCATTGGGAGTTTTTCCTCCTTTATATTCTTCAGTCGGAGGAGTTTTTCTGTTTACAGTGGTTACACTTTTTTCTTTTATTGAGTTGTTGTCAAAGTAATATTTGGAATTTTTGGTCAGTAAAAAAATATATTCGTGTGCTTTGGTACACCGATCCGTCACTGATTCGGGCATTGGGTTTGGTTTGTGCCAAATAATATCTTGCCTCAAAAACCACCCATCCTCCTGTAAAGAAAAAGCAACCCTCCAAGGAATTCCCAATAAACTTTTTTGCTTATGTTTCGCTAATAATTTTCTCTTGACACGGGGAACATCACCTCTGTCATCGCGATTTTGGTTTCTTGGATTTTTTCTAGGAGCATGCTTATCTGCTAGTTTTGCCAATCCCGAATTTGGTCCTCCCCCCACCCCAGTATAACTGTCTCCCAAATTCAACCAAAGAGTCCCGTCATCACACAGAACTCTTCGAACTTCTCGGAACACTTCAACTATACGAGAGACATACTCATCGGGAGTATCCTCTAGTCCAATCTGTCCATCAACTCCATAATCCCGCAACCCCCAATATGGGGGACTGGTCACACAACAGTTGATTGAATTGTCGGGTAGTGTTTTCAACCCCTCCATCACATCCATGTTTAAAATATTCAATTCACTCATACTTCATGCTGTCTCCGAATTTATTTGAGAGTTCGCACTCTTCACTGAAATGATGAAACGAATGGGAATGTAGATCCACTCCTTCTCGTCTGCGTCAAAGTAGGAACGAAGAAGGAACGAGTCGAACTGACTGTGGCCAGTATAACGGTCGATGAGTGGAGCAGAAACATAATCCAACGTCACACGAATTGGTTCCGCACGAATGTTCGCGTTCTTGATGTTTCCTTCAAGATCTTCGTAGTCGATGCTCAGGACTTCAGGCTTTATTTTTGCTAGAATTGAATCCAACCAATTACACAGCACCATATCGGAAACACCCAACATGTCGTGGAGAACGCTGGACATCTTTCCTTCATTTTCAAGTTCAACTGGTTTGCCCATCTTCGCTGCAAAGTAGTCAGCGCGATCTGAAAGAAATTCTTCTCTCGCCTTGTCACACTTGGAAATGTATTCATCATACTTGTATTTTTCTTTGAGATCTTCCATGACACGAAGAACCTTCAACATCTGCTCATCACTTAGAGAATTCTTTGCCGTGAGTATCGCGTGAACGGGATTCACCAATCCTTTGTTCTCAGACATGGACTCCCAAAAGCGAATCTTCATTCGCGAAAGGCGCCTTTTGAATGATTTGGTGAAGTCGCTCATCATGTACTCTTGTGAAAGAGAGTCTATCATTTCAGTGAGTTGGTTGAGGCTTTTGATCTTCTTTTCCATATGAAGTATTTATGAAAGAAGACTATTTACTTGAATTCACATTCCGCCATGATTTCAATACAGCACGCCATGAAGTTGATCTCCTGATCGGCGCAGAACGCAGAACGATACTGATAGTTCGCGATACATAGAATCGCAGTTGGAATGGAACTTGGCATTAGAATTTCGTAAAGAGTGTCATAGAGTTTTCGGAAGATCGTCGCCATGTCCTTGTCGGAATTTTCCCCAACCCACTTGCGAACGATTCCGAAATTCTTGTTCTTCATTCCATCGACGAGAACCTTGAGATTCTCGTCTGCGAAAGATGCTGCGAGAATTCCAGCATCAATCGCACCCGATGTGGAATACTTCTGGCACTCGTTGATGACACGACGAAAGTCAGGGAAGTATTTGCGAATGAGTTCTGCGAGAACCTTCTCTGTGAACTTGATCTTCTCGTTCTTGAGAATAAACTTCAATCGTGCGAAGAAAGCCTTGGCGATCTCCACCTTCTCACCCTTCGGGATCGAGAAGTCAAAGACAGCACATCGAGAGTGAATCGGCTTGATGATCTTGTTGAAGTGATTGCAAGTGAAGATGAAACGGCAGTTACTTGCGAACTCTTCGATCGCACCACGAAGTGCTGGTTGAAGACTCGTCGGGTTCATGTAGTCGGCCTCATCGAGGATCACGACCTTCGGTTTGTCGTTCAGTGAAACCGTGCTCGCATAATTGCGAATCTTCGTTCGCAGTGTGTCGATTCCACTGTCTTCCGATGCGTTGACGAATAGATAGTCAAACCCAAGATCTTCGCAGATAGCTTTAGCGACGGTGGTTTTTCCGCAACCAGCGCCACCATAGAAGATCATGTTTTGAATATCACCCTTGGAAACACTTTCCTCCAACTGCTTTCGCAAGTTGGAGTAAAGAACACAATCACTCAACTTCTTGGGGCGATACTTTTCAACCCAAAGATAATCTCTCATTCATCCACCTTTCACGGTTTGAAGGACATCCACCTTCTCCACCGAATTGACTCGGAACGACTTCCATTGTAAGGCATCCAAGTCCCATACCGCAAGCACATTCTCACTGATACCACTAGGGTTTTGCTTCTTTCTTTCCTCCTTGGTCTCCTTCGCATCCCCTCGGGGAATGTAGTCGGGATTCAAGGTGCAACGAAGAATGCGAAGAGATCCGTCAACCTTCGTGAAACGAACATTGCAAATTCCACCCTGTAGGGTTTCCTTGATTTCTTCTCTTTTCATGGTTTCTCCTCTTACCGAATGTAACTGTCAGAAACGAGACTGATCCAATACTTGATATCGCGAGTCGTTCCAGTGAACTCACTCACGTTCTTGCTCGACACCTTCACATGGTAATCATCGGGAAGAAGTTTGATGTTCTCCGTCTTGAAGATGAGGAAGAATTCCTTGCCGGTCTCGTTCGGT